AGGCTTTGGCTTGCAGGAATACCAATCTGGTACCAATACTTTTGTCAGTATCCACATGAAGGGAAGGAATCCTCAAGACCTGCCCTAAATGAGCAAAACGCCTGGTCTTTGTATTGGAATTCTTTAGGCGTTGCCGAGCGCTCTTCAGCGGTTGCTGATGAGACTCGAGTTTCATTTTACAATGCTTTTGGAATCACACCGCAAGAACAGCGAGCAGCAGAGGAAAAGCTTAGCACCTCTGTCCCTTGCTACGAAGTTGGTCAACTTAAACGAGGGGTTTCCTTACCTCTCAATCAACTTCGTAGTGCTCGTTTCCTGGACTCTGGTTGGAGTCCTCCATGGGGTTTTGATGTTTAAAGCCCCCAAAATCGGGTTTCCCGTGCCAAGTTGCCGGACCTGACAGAGCACCTATCCGGTGGCAATTAATGATTGTAAACACATTGGAGACTCGAGTCAGGTACAGCAACGTAGTGCCGACAGACTGCACGGGGGCGCCAGTATGAGACCAACTGGTACATCAAGATGTACAGTCGGACCTGAAGAGGTCGTATCCCATACAAACTAAGCGAGGCCTAAAAATGGCCAAGAACAAAAAGAAAAAGAACAAACAAGGAGGCAGGAGGAAAAGGGTGTCTCAGGGTGTGTCCGGTCTCCGTGGCATCACCCAAAATGTGGCGGTTTCTGTGACAACACCATTTGGTGATAACCCAAAGCCGGCTACAATCCAATGTGGACTCGACGCCTTCAACCCTTGCTCAGTCCCTCTTCCGCGTGCCATCGGTGACTATACGGTGGTGCGCACCACGCAGGTTCTCACAATCAAAGATCCTGTAATGCTCTTCGGCCCAATATACGATGGTAGAACCACAGCCAAGATGTGGTCTTCAGCGTTTTGCCAGAGCTCTCCAACTGTAGGTACCGCAATCAATGCAGCAAACAACACCAGAATCACCTGTTTCGACACAATGAACAATGATAACTGGGCGTATGCTCGTATGGTCCCTGCAGCTTTCAGTGTGCAACTCATGAATCCAAATGCACTCCAAACTACAGCCGGAATCGTTTATGCTGGGCGAGCCCGACAGATGATCGGGCTGGCCAACAAGACAATTACTTGGGATGCATTAGCCCAAGAGTTGGTTTCGTACAGCAATCCCCGACTGATGTCAGCTGGCAAACTTGCCCTGATGGGAGTGCAAATGGACGCTGTGCCTTTCGACATGAACGCAATGTCTGATTTTCAGACAAGATACGCGTCGTCCAATGGCTTGTACACAAACACTGACCCCGCCTTTAAATTCGATGCGATGGCGCCTCTCTACGTTTACAACCCCGAGGGAATTCCACTACAATTCCTCATCTGTTGCGAATGGAGGGTGCGCTTTGATCCTTCCAATCCAGCGTATGCTGCTAACACGTACCACCAGCCTTCTTCACTGGGCTACTGGGATAAACTCCAGCGTGTGGCTTCGTATGTTGGCAACGGAGTGCAGGACATCATCGACAGAGCCGACCCAAGGGCGGTAGCCGGGGCAATGCGCATGGCCCGCATGGCACACACAGCGTACGGCGCTCGTGGTGTCGCGCCTGCCATGGGCTGGAGGGAAGAACTCTAAGTTTGTTACCAAAAACATAATCAATGCTGTGAGGATCCATGGTTCTTAGAATCACAGCGATCAGTATAAGGACTCCTTGCCTGCGTATAACGCTGACTCAGGTGAGGTAGCTAAGCGAGGGTGTCATATTGCTCCAAGTCTCATGATAGTTATCGATGATGGGCGTGATGGAAAATAATGTGGCGATGGTTAAAAACATGTGTGGCGGTGTCCGATGCCTAAGGTCACTTCCACACAGTTGAGACCATTTCCACCTAATTATCGTCGCGTCCTGAGTGTAGGCCATGCTATTTTTCCAGTTGAGACTCTGCA